TCATACGGCAAGATCCCCGCTTGGAGAGCGTTTGCCATTTTTACGAGAGTTGAGGCAAGAGGATGCAAATTCTTGCAAGGGCACGCTTTAGAGAGAAATTCATCGTTCTGGTAGTGGATTGTATCTCCGATCGTTTTACATCGCGTGGTAAGGCTCCTAAGAAGGATTGGAGCTCCTTCGTCTTTTCTTTTCAAAAGCTCTTCTCGTTGTGCGAAACAATTGTTTTTCTTTAAAAGAAACTCGATACTCATGGGAAGCGAGAACCGATCATAGACTGAGGGAGCTGAAAGAATGAGGGCCAGGTCAACCCATGAGTAATGGAAGGGAGGGACTAATATTTGCTCGCTTAGTTCTTCGCTTGGACTATGCTTTTTTTTACGATGACTCCCGGGACTGGCTCACCGTTTGCGGGATTGATAACTTGGCCGTCTTTTGGAATGCCTGCTAGGAATAGCGAGGAGACAGTCATAGTCTTGCTAAACAACTCTGGAATGTTCATTACCTCGTCAAGGCACTCCTCGGTGACTTTGCCATCCTGAATCTGAAGGACGTAAGACGAACCGTCCAGGCATGTGATGCCCCGAATCTCTTTGAGGGTAGAGCGAATTACAGCTTTCGCAAATCCCAACACGGCTGCCGTGTCTGTTTGGCTGGGAGCCTGAGCGATGATTAGGCTCTTCTCTCCGCCCGTGAGCGGGGAAAAGTAAGCGGTGATTTTCTCGTCGTTTTCGCAAGTGAATTCTACTTCGATTCTGTCTGATTTCTTGTGGATTAGCATAACGTCTCCCTTAAGTGAACTAGACGATAGAAACCGATCTACCGCCTAGATATGCGAGTCTCTTTTTTACCACAAAAAAGCCCACCGCAAAAGGGTGAGCGGAAAGGCCCCCAAAAATGAAACAAAAGAGGGCCTTCAGGAAGGGACGTTTAGATGAATCCTATCGTTAGCGCTGTTCCAACTGTCGTTGAGTAGCCAGCAGTGAATTCGATCGAGTAGGTCATAACTCCATCCTGATCTGCTTTTGGCATCGCAGTGATGATACAACGAGGCAGGTAAACACCAATTACTTCCTTGAACGTGCCAGCAGTAGCGCCGGGGTTCTTCAAGATTGCACACATCGAAAACTCGGTGTTTGCATTGAAGGCAGTAAACAAGGCGACAGAAGTCGTATCCATGTAAGGCGTAAAGCTTCCAGAAATCGTTTGCTCTGTAACCTTCTGGCCGATGACACCATTAGCTGAACACGTCGACGTGATACGGCCAAGAGTATTTTCTAGTGACAAAGAGAAGCCATTGACAGGGATAGCAATGCCATCTTTGTAGACACAAGCAGACAGAACCAAAGGAGGGGTAGCAGCGTCATTGACTGCGGTGATACCAGAAGCCGCTAGAGTTTCCTCGTATCCCATGCCAGTGAGAGCAAAGTTAAAGCTGCCAATTTGCCCTGTCTCAAAACCCTCCAAGGAGAGGCTACCGACCTTTGCGCCGGTTGCTTGAAGCTTGATAGCATCTTCAAGATAAGTCGTAACCGTAAGGCTAGGATGACCTGAATTTGCGGTTGCAAACGTGGTGAACTTGGCAATGGCTGATCCATTTGTCGGCGCTACGGGTGAGGGAATGAGAAGGGTAACCGTGTCCTCATTTGTCCCGTTAGCAGCAGCTGCTGTAATCGGTGAGATGTGATATCCGCCCGTGATGTTTGTATCTTTAATCATGACGATGTCGCCAGCTACAAAACCAGTCACAGCCGAGACTGGGATGGTAGTTAAGTTAGTGGTTGTTAATGTGGTAGCAGAGTTTGTCTGCGAGCGAACGGTGCCGAGTGCTGCTTCAAAAAGAAGAGCAGCTTCAGGAGCGCTGCCTTCCACCGTGTTGGCCTTAGCCTCAACAGCCAATGATAAGGTTGCTGACTTGATGCCAACGCGGGGGATTTCTTTGATGATGGAAGTCGTAAGATTGTTGCGTTCAACAAGCTCTTTCTCGCCATTCATTTCAAAATCTGTTGTGATAGAAACTGCATCGGTACCAGCAGGGGCAACCGCGACGCCTTCAGTAGACTCTTTCGTTACATACACCACAGCGGTGTTTTTCGTTACATATGCCATGAGATTAACTCCTTAAAATGGATTGCGTACTCTGACAAAACACTCGCCATCAACTACGATAATGCGTGTTTTATCAACTGTTACTGCCTTTTGAATTGTAAAACCGCCTGTAGTGATGCAAACTGAGGAGCAGCCTGCTTTTTGCAACGTTATGGCTTTCCACAAGTCCTCGAATTTCCCCATCATCTCTATCTCTTTTGCTATCACAGAAGTATCACTCTCTTCTGTCGAACCAAACTCATCTGTGAGCAAGAGGATAAACTTCAGATCGCTCGTGTTTGCTCTTGTTTCTCCATTCACTTCAGGAGCGCCGTAAGGCAAGAGGCCCCACCGTTTTGTCGCTGTCTCAAAACTGTTCTTTTCTATATCGTAGCAATGAGAAAGCTCTGAATAATCGGTGCCTAATGTGGCTTGTATCACTGTTTTAAGGCCGGAGTACACTGTTGATATCAAGCTCATGTTTCTCACCTATGAAGTGTTATGTTTGCGATCTGATCCTGCTCGTTCTTTGCACCGTCACTCGAATGGTCCCACGTCAAATAAGCCGTGTTAAGCGCCTCGTCTGACATCTTCTTGTACTTCCTGGACTTCGCAAGCCAATTATCCTCTTCATTCGCGCTATTCGCTACGTTGGAGAATATCTTTGAGAGAGCGAGATATGTGGCAGCGGTGCGAACCTCGTCGATATCCATGATATCAAAGGCCATAAACTTCTTTCGAATGGCATCAGCGCCTAGACGCCTCAAACCTTTCTTGCGGAAGTACTGCACGATATCATTGCGACAAGTCTCATGAATTAGATAATGATCTGTTGTGCCACCGAGAAGAAAATTGCTGTTGAGGATGCTAGGGAATTCCTTCTTGAGTTCTCGATCGTCGCTGAAGAGAGCTGAAACAGCCCTGACTACCATCGCAGTTGTGCTCGTATCAACATTGATTTTTACCCAATATTGGGAAACCGTGTTGACGCTTGCAAGTGAGATTTGGTCGGGAAGAATCCAAGAAAGAAACCCTGAGCGAGTGAAGCCTGCTGTATCATCAGAAGACTGCACAACATCCCAAGCGTTGATGTTCGCATTGAACATTGAAACGGTGACTTTTCTAGCACTAGTCGATGGGGTCGTGAGATAGAAAAAAAGTGAAGAGATAGGCTTCTCAAAACCAACCCACAACGAGTCTGTATTTAGCAGCGTGATTGTCGCATTATCAACAGCAAAGTCTGACAAACTATCACTCACATCTGTGAACGTAGCGCCGTATTGGATTGTGAGCCTTGAATGAATATCCTTCACTTTTCTCTCCTAGTTATTAAGATGCAGAACCCATAAGGACGCCACGCTTCCCTGAATCTAGAGTCTTGACGCCGTAGAGTGCAGTCATCAAGCACTTGGTTGCAACCTGGTCAAGGTTATCTTGCATTTTGAAGCGAAGAGCTTGCTGCATTGCAAACACTGCATGAGTGCGATGATAAGCAACAGCGCGGTCAACTGTACAAGCGTTCGTTGCAAGAATCTTGAAGCCAAATATCTCGCCGATTTCGCCTGTCATCAACACGCTGTTGTTTCCATACTTCGATGCGTCGGTGAAGTCGCCAAGGTTACGGATTTGCTTTTTCTGCTTAGGATTGATCACAACAAATCGGTCATCTTGTGGAACGTTCTGAACGTCCAAAAGGTAAGCAGCGTTGGAGAGATCGCTAAGAGCGATAACGCCTGAAGTATCGAAAACTACGCGATGGTCAGGAGCAGAAGCAGAAGTCGCAGCGAGAGCACCATAGATCGCAGCTTCGATAGCGTCGACGATAGCTTGACCAGAACGAATCTGAACTTCGCCGATTTGATTAACTACTGACTGAATGTTGGCGCGGTCTTTGAGAGCAACCAAAACAGCCTTGTGTTGGTCAAGATCCATTTTATCAACAGCCCATGTAGAAACCTGAGCTTGCAAAAGGGTTGTATCATCATCAGGAACAGTCTCAGCAGTGAAGCCAACACCACGAGGGTAAGAAGCAGAGTCTTGGCCTGGACCAACAGAGCTTGTGGCATCCATAACAGAAGGCAACAAAACTGCACGTTGGGAGAGGAACATCTGAACCATCGCGCTGATAGGGTCAAGAGCAGTAGCAGAAACGTCAGAATATTTTGTAAAAACATAAGACATAAATCACCTCTTATTTTTTGAACACGTCGTTAAACGACCCGCCCTGAACGATCTTTTCTGCGAAGGCTTTGTTGTGCTCTGCAAGCACCGCTCGCCAATCGTTCTCGTTCTTTGGCATGGGCCTTGGAGTACCACCACTAGATTGTGGCGCTGTACCCGGTGGAGGGGTCAGAGATGACACGATACAAACGTCTGCATAATCCTTGCGAAACTTAGCAGCAAATTCTTTGATGGCTTCAGGTTCTGAAGGCACCGAGTCAAGGTCAACCAGCTTCCAAAATTTCTCATCTTTAAGCTTCAATTCATTAGCAAGAACGTGCTTTTTCTTCTCGTCTTCTGCACGTCTAACTTGACCAGCTAAAAGCTCTTTTGCAGTTTGAGCATCCTCTTGATGCTTCTCTGCGAGTTTTTTCCAGTTTTGCTGCTCGATGAGTGTCTGCTCTTCCCGCGCACGTTGTTCAGCTTCAAGCTGATCAAGCTTCGCTTTCATAGCAATGTTCTCTTGTTGTACCTTCTTTTTCTCGTCAAGAATCTGCCTAAAGCTTTCACGAGGAACCACGTCGTTTGAAATGTTCTCAGCTGACTTCTCCACAGGATTGCCAGTTGTGCCCTCAGGGCTCGCATTCTCTACTGTCATTTCTATTCTCCCATTAAATTAAAACACATTGGAAACATAGCACGAGTCACAGACTACGCGCAATGGCGTCAAAATAGTCGTCAAGTCCTTTTTGAATGATACGGGTCGCGGCCTTGAATTCAAGGTTAGTTAGGAACATGAAAGGACGCTTGCGCAAGCCTTCGCTAGATTTGATGCCATCATGGTGCCCGATTGCCTTATTTTCTTGCAAGTCATCATCGAACAAAATCACAAGCTTTGTAGGCTCTTTCTGATAAACGAGATTATCCATCATCGCGCCCGTTCTTGTGAGATGAGAACGGTTAGCGGTTGAGTTAGGAAAAAGTAAGCCTTTTTTTTCAAGCCTTTCTCGTTCTTTCCTTGTGCTAGGAAGAAGCTTGATAAACTTCGTTTTAGTTCCCTTGTCTTTATCATTCCCGTAACCCAATCGAACGCGATCGCGTATCGTCTTGACCATTTCTTTGCCGAGAATATCGACCACTGATTCTATAGCATCCATGATACGAATACGCTGAGAAAAGGTTTCCAGTCCCGTCACGCTTCCCATTATTGTACCTCTTCGAATTGAACTACCAAGTCAGGCTCTTGTTTTATTTTTGCTTTCTTCAAGCGCAATTCAATTGAATCATTCACTATGTTAAAAATATCATCAGCCGTTAGGGTTTCCTTGCCAAGGCGTCTTAGGCCCTCTTCTTTGGCTTTGGCATAATCAATTGGCGGTGGTATCTTTCTCATAATTGAAGCCATTTCTCTATCTGAAATACCCAAGAAGTCACGCACTGGCAAGCGTCCAGTGCCATCAGCTCCTGTGATGTGGCCATGAGCTTTGGCACGCTGTTCCGAGTCCTCAAAGCCGATAACTATCTCTCCTTTTCTTACGTCAAGTATAGACAAGTCTGACAGCATATCTCCAGACAAGCGCAAGTTGACTGTGGAGCTTTTGCCTGTAAGCTTAAAATCATCTGAATCTTTATAATCCTTGGAATAACCAGGGAACACGGTCCTGTTTTTGTCGAGACCTTGTGCAGTCCTTTCGAGGATAGTCCTGATGATTTCCCGACCTACTCTCTGAAGGTAATCATTCGAGAGAGTCGGGTCCATCGGCACTTTCAGAGTCGTTTCCCGTTCCCATGCCATTTTGTGCCTCCAGTTTGTCCTCTAGCTCATCTTGCTCGATCTCTAGTTTCATCTCTTCAAGCTGTGCAGTGGATAGCTCAGGGTTAGTTTGCTTGATGGCTTGATTCCAAGAGATGAGCTTATTCTGCAACTTCATTATGATTCTATTATCTTTCTCTGTGTTAGTTTCCGGTAGCAATGATGTCTCGGAGAAGGACGTTGAAACTTTGAGATTGTTGCCCAAGAACTTGGCCATTAGGTCAAACAGTTTGGTCTCGCAGTTTGTCACGATATCTCGCTGGTAAACCACATCCTCGATCACTTCGCCCTGGTCGATAGCTTTCGCGATACCCGAAGCGTTTGAAGCTTGAGCCGTTCCCATCGAGTTAAGCTTGATTCCGCGCGATTCTAGCCACATTGAGTATTGTGCATAAATAGCTTCAAGCATCTCCGAAACCATGACTGTAGGAGATATCTGATTCAGTTCGCCTTGATTGTCGCCAATAACCGTAGAGTCTTTATCGAACTTCAGAATGCTGTTTGGTGCCATAGCTCCCTTGGGTGCCGACAAGCCGATGGTATACATGACAGAAAAGCACTTATATTTGAGAGCGTAATTCATATCCGAGAAGAGTAAAGGCAAGAGAGTAACCATCGAGTAGGTGTCTAGGTCTGCTGGCGGCATAGTCGTGACAACGTCGCGAGTCATCCAGACGATAGGAATTTGCCCAAACTCGTTCACTCGAACGTCTGGCGCTTCCTTGTTGACTGTGGTGCCGTCCTCTTGGGTTATCTCAATCGTCGTGGTGCTGATGCCTTCAGAGTCGAATCGGATAAACTCTGTGGCTGTATACGCTTCATAGACCGTAACGAACCTCTCGTTTAAACGTCCATATGCGTCTTGGGTCTTGTTTGCTGTACCGAGAATCTTGATAAAGCACACAACATTCTTATCAATGGTACCGTCATCCATGAGTAAAAACTTATGCGCCGGATAAACGCGCAACATTGCAATGGAGTCAGGTTTTGGAAGGCCAGTGACAGGATTGGTTGCTGCCACAGGTTCGATGGCGACGATGCGAAACAGGTTCAAAAATCGGTTTGCCGTCCTCATGGTTGAATCAAAATCCACTGCCTTAAGGAGATTGTCAAAAGCATCCTTCTCCATTCCCTTCATATCCCTGTCGGGATTGATCGAGTACACGGAGGATAGCTTGTTGACGATCTTGGGGAGAATGTTGATAGGAGCTAATCGAGATTTGCACTCTGCTCTTGAATTGGCTGATTGCATATCTCGATCGATTCTTTCCTCAAGATAAGGAGTGAGATTTCTATTGTAGATGTCGAAAAGCTTCTCGCAATTTTCGAGGTAAGTTCGTTGGGAATTGATGAAGGCCATCACTTCGCCGTGGTTAAAAGTCCATGCCATGAGTAGAGTCTCCTTTCAAAGATAGGATGCACTAGCCTATCATAGCAAAGTCACGCCGTTTCCGCCAGTGGCCTTAATGCCTCGAATGTTTATGGGGAAAGTGTACCATTCAGAGTAACCCCATGCATCAGAAATATGACCGAGTTGTGGTGTCTTCGCTTGGTCTGCTTCAACGTAAAAAGAAAGGTCTTTTATGAGCTTTGCGCATGATGGGTCAATCTCGATGAGGTCGTGGGCAAGTCTGCCATTGATGTTATTGAAGCGGTCCTTTCTTGGAGGGTTAGAGAATCTTGGGATCTCGAATCCCATTTCTCTCAAGATGGTATGGTCTGACTGAGAGGAACAAGTTTTCCTTGCGTTGCCTGTGGAGTCTGGAATGATGGTGATGCCCTTTGTGCCTCCGAAAAAGGCTGCAATCGTTTTTCCCATCTGTTCTGTGTTCGCATTCTCAAGCCAGAATTCCTTGACTACTCTCGTCCTCCTTCCCTCATACTGGCAACAAACAGCAGTCATAGGATTCACATTGAAATCCATTCCAATAGTCATTGGCTTATTGTTTTGGATGGGGCAAGGCTTGACGTGTCGTTCTCGATTAAATGAGTAGTAGGTTAGGCCACCAGCCACGTTAATGAATTGCCCATGTCGCTCCTGCTGAAGCATCTTCTCATCGTATGACTCTTCTAGCATTTGCAGATAAGATTCTGGCAAGTGCTTGTTGTCGTCTGAGCTTGTGAAGATTAGTTCCCGATTGGGTGAGTTTGCTTCTAGAAAAAGAGAATGAATAAAATTGAGTCCATTGGGAGTTGTCGCACAGCGAACAATAAGTGGACCGTTCTTATCTCTCACGCGAGAGACGAAAATCTTATAGTTATCCTCATCCCAGTATGCTGATTCATCAGCAAACAAGTCACCGATTTCAATAGAACGCATCGTGGTCGCTGTCTCCTGTGAACGAAAGATTGCCTTAATTTTGTTTGGTCCGATGTTAAATTCATAATCGCTCTTGATAAATTCATATGGAATTCTGCACTCGTTTAGGAATCGTTTGAATCCTGGTATAGCTGCATCCTTCATATTGCGATATGACAGTGAGCCGTAGCAATGGAGTGCTTTAGGATAGCGAAGACAATTAGCAAGGAATAATAACTGCAAAGCCCAGCTTTTACCTGAGCCAAGCCCACCAAAAAGAGCACATTCTCGCTTCTTTGAGTTGATAAATGCAAGCTGTCCTTTGTTTAGATTGTAGTCTATTTGCATTTCTTTGCCCCATCACTGTACTTGTAATCAAAAACTGCTTGACTTATTGTCATCTTTCCTTCATAGCCATACACGCCTTCGATACAATTAAAAGGAATATACTCACCACAATTTCCACATGGCTGCTCATAGTCGAATCGTTTTGGGGAAAAGCTTCTCACTGGTTTTCCGCATTCTGTGCAGGATTTGGTTTGATAGTAGTGATTTTCTAGCAAGTCTATTCTCCCTGAATGTTGATGACGATATTGAGATCTTTCGTCTCTTCTTCCCTAGTCAACCTCTCCCACGTATCAAAAGCTTTCGCTCTTGCAGACGGTGAAGACTTCGAGTCATTTGCAGCCGCGTAAAGCCCTTGCAAAAGAATATTCCGAGCCCTAGTCGCCCTTGCTTTCAATTGAGTCATGGTGCCCGTAGAAACCTCACCGAAGCCACATTGATTCAGAGCATCACGAGGAGTGAGACCTTTATCGATGAGAGCGAGCACGTTGGCAGTAGTCTTTTCGGTCACGCCTTAACCTCCAAATCTTTCTTCAAATGTTCTC